AACACTAACTCAAACAAAAGGTAACAAAATGCAGGTTATCCAGAACAAGTCCAATACACGTAAGTGGAAGGCCGTGCTCGAATCCAATTTGGGTCGTCCGCTCCGCAACCGTGGGGAAGCTTCTGCCATCGCAGTGCTTCTTGAAAACCAGAACTTGGTCAACCGTGGTGCCAAGTTCGAATCTGCCAACATCACCGCTGATGTGGCTCAGTATCAACAGTATGCCTTGCCGCTCATCCGCCGTCAGTTCCCTGAACTCTTGGCTATGAACACCGTGGCCGTCATCCCGACGACTACTCCGCAGGGTATCTACTTCGCCCTTCGTTATCTGTACGACAACGAACCGTTGAAGTCCACAGCCTTCCGTTATGGCCAGAAGCAGGAAATCGGTTACGACCTCGTTGCTGACCACACTGGTTTCGCTACGACCTTCAACCCGTACAGCACTGGCGCTGGCGAAATGCTCTCCAACTACGCAGAAGGAACCCAGGAACGTACTGGTGTTGCTTACGGTCCGAACGGCTTCGGCACTCCGGGTCAGCTCTACAACAACTTCGGTGGTCTTACCAACGATGGTGATGATGAGCTCGGTCAGTACAGCTACAACATCAAGAAAGCCTCCATCAAGGTGATTTCTGGTGCTATCCGCGTCGGTACTCGCGCCATCAAGTCTCACTACACCCTCGAACTTCAACAGGACATGGCCGCAGCACACGGCCAGGACGTTGAAGCTCTCTTGCTCGAAGGCCTCCAGTTCGAAATCCAGCAGAACATCGACCGTGAAATCCTCATGGCCATGATCATGGTTGCTCAGAACGAACGCCTCGGTGGTGAAAAGGTCATCGTTGTTGACCTCAAGAACACCGAAGCCGGTCCTGCAAAGGGTCGTTGGGCTGCTGAATCCATCGCTGCCGGTATCGTGAACACCATCATCGCCGTGTCTCGTAAGATCGCTCTTACGACTCGTATGGGTTCCGGTAACTTCGCCATCGTGTCTCCGGACATTGGCGCTGCTATCGCCACCTTGAACAACGGTATCTACATCCCGAACGGCTACCTCGGTACTGATGCTACCATGCAGCCTGCTGGTGGTGTGGCTGATGCTGGTTCTCTCCTCAACGGTCAGATCAAGCTCTACCAGGACATCTACGCCAACGCAAGCTATGCCCTAGTTGGCTTCAAGGGTCCGCGACAGGGCGAAAGCGGTATCATCTTCATGCCGTACATCCCGTACATCTTCACGAAGACCGCTGGTCAGGAAGATGGTAGCCCGCGTCTCATCGTCAAGAGCCGTTACGCCATTGTGGCTAACCTCCTCGGCGCCGGTCAGTTCTATCGTATCATCCAGTTCAAGAACGTGAACAACGTGATTACTGGTATCGACCTGAACGAAGCCCCGTGGGAATCCAACGGTTCCTTCACCGGTGACAACCTCGAACCGGGTCTCTCCTACCACGACACTTCCAGCGAACTCTGGAATGCTCCTGGTGGCATGACCTTCGAAGACAAGCACTGGTAGTTTCTACTGGGCTTGCCTCGAAAGAGGTGAACAGGAAATGATGGGAGCAGGTGCAAACCTGCTCTCATTTTTTATTTATTCCTTTTGAAAAAGTATAAACTGTACCATGAAAGATTTTTGATTGGGGACAGTATGAACGGAGTTCAACAGCACCTTGATTACGTTGTGTTTCTTGAAAGCATCGGGTCCGAAACACCCGAGGTGCGTCGCGCACTGATTGAAGGATATTCCGGATATGTCCTTAATGAGAGTGTAGGCAAGACAGTGAAGGGTCTGCTCCTTGCGGCTGCCTGCATGCTTACCGCATGTGCCGGCAATGCCCCGTCTGTCCAGGCAAACTTTGACAACATGCAGCCCTACATGCGCGGTATCGACGGCAATGGTGTAAATGCAGAAACTGTGCGCCAGCTTGCGTCCCGTGTTTCCAGTGAGATGCACGCCGAGGCCGAGAAGGCGAACAGCTTCCGTGATACAAAGGCATGGAAGGAAGCCATCGCAATCAAGAAGGCTTTGCAGGAATCCCACCCGGATGACGGCTCCACAGGCGAAGGCCTTGCAAGTATGTTCGAGCGTTCCGTGAACCAGCAGAACAAGGTATTCGGCGCCCCTCCGTGCTGCACCGAGGAGGATGACGAAAGCATCCACCAGCGCAACATGGCTGCAAACGTTGAACCGTCTCAGGGTCATTTTGATGAAGAGACGAACGCATGGGTGTACTAATGATGGATTTGTTTGATTCTCTTGATACGATGCTCCCGCTGTGTGAGATGGCTTCCATGGACGTGGAAGCTCCTACCGGTACAATCGACGCCTCGCACTACAAGGCATACGCGAAGAACCCCAGCGAGATTGACCCGACCACGATGGCCGAACTGGCTGACATGGTTGACCGTGCGCATGATTCCAAGAACGTAATCGCCGCGCAACAGGCCATGGGGCGTGAACCGATGGCCACCCCGAGAACTATCGACCAGCTGATGGGCAGCATCCTCGTAATCTACATTACCTGTGACGAGGCCCCGGTCGCCGTGACCAACGTGGTGGACCCGTCCGCCGAAGATTACCATGGGTATGTTCCCATCAGGTTCTATTCCTTGAAGACCGGGTACAACCTGGAAGGCCGTTTGCAGCAGTCCTTCTTCTCCATCGAGGAAGACTACCGTGGTGCCGGTGTTGCGAAGGAACTTTTCCTGCAACTGAATACTAATGCATCCCCCTGCTTCATCGTGGTAGACCCGACCGATGCGCCGACGGTGAAGAATGTCCAGGAAAGCGGCTACATGAAGGTTGGCCACTTGAAGATTGACGGGTCGGAAAACGAAATGGAGCTGTGGGTCTCCCCGGCAAAGGAAAAGGTATCTTCCTATGAGCAAGATCAATAAGGTTCTCTACAACGTTGACCAGACGACTGATACTAGCGAGGCTGAACGTCGCCTGGCCAGGAAGAATATCGGCCTGGATGAAGTCATTGGACACGCCACAACTGACGATGATACTGGCATAGCCCCACTTGGTGAAAATGGCCTTGTTCCGGCGGAGTACCTGCCGTCATTCGTGAACGCGGTGGTTAACGGCTATTACTACAATGGCAAGTTCTATCGAGAGGCGGGCCATACAACCGAAATCAGCCCGGATGAGAATACCACCTATGTGGACATTACCGTTGCCGATGTCGGTGTCGGTTACCGCTGGACAGAGGCAAGCGGTTATTTCCAGATTTCCAGCCAGAACGCATTCGGTGCGTTGAAGGCCGGGAATGATACCATCCATGCTGACCAGCCAATGGACCTGCTTACCATTGTTGGTGACAGTGGCATTACCGTGGCCGTGGCGGATACGCGCAGTCAGGAACAGAATGGCTCTGACAAGTTGACCATCGGACATAGTAACAGTATTGTTGCTGGCCGCATTGGCGAAGACAGTCCGACTACACAGATTAACAATACATTTAATCTTCCTTGGGCAAGTTTTGATGCCCAGGGACATATCACGGCAGCCGGTTCGAACGCAATCACGATTAAGAATGCCTCTACGAGTGAATATGGCGTGACGAAGCTGACCAGTACCCCTGGGACGGATGAGACCCTTGCTATGACGCCAAAGGGTGTCCAGACCGCGATTGCGGCCCTCAATGCAACTGTCGGCTCGACGGGCGGGACAAATGTGGCGCTAACGGTTACCGAAGCGGGTGGTGTGATTACTGGGGTTAGCATTACGAAGGATGATACCGCAAAGGCGGTGCATGCCCATGGGAACATTACCAGTGACGGCAAGGTCACTACGGCAGCTGCTTCCAAGAAGGCCATGCTTATCACCAATAGTAGCGACCAGGTGGTTACTGGACCCGCATTTGGCACCGCGAGCGGTGATGATAACCTGTTCCTGAACAAGAACGGTAACTGGATTTCCGTGCCACAGGTTGATACGAAAAATACGGTTGGCATTGGCAATGATAGTTCGTTGGAACCAAGCGGTGGAATAACTAGCCCGACAGGTGCTGTCTTCCCGTTCGTGGAAAGTGATGCCACTGGGTCGAGTGCAAGAAGTTATACTACTCATGGCAGTAACTCCCGTGCTTTACTTGCAGTCGAGGAGACATCGGATGCAAGTGGTTTCTTACTGAAATTTGATGGTGCGGTTGTGCCTACTATGAGTAGGGTATCGCCCGATAGCTTGCTTGTATATGATGATATGTCTGGCATGATAATGCCATCCGCATCATGCGGCGATACAGATAAACCCATTTTCATCAATAACAATGGCGTTCCCCAGGTATGTACCGGTCTGCCGGCTAGATACCATGACTATACTGGGGACACTGGTGTTGCTGGATGGTTAATCGGTACCACTCGGATTAAGAGAGAATCCGGAAACCACGCAAGTGCTTCGCTTACCGCCAATGTTTACATTCATAGTAGGTCGGCTGTATCTAACCCGCGTAACCAAACGTCACAATTTGCTGGTTATGTGTATATTAACCATCGAGGGAACGAGACGAACGCCCCGACCGTTTCCACGGTATTTAATTCTTTGCACAATGATACTCAGTATTGGCATCTGTATTACAATACCGTAATCGATGACGATTACTATGTTACTAAGTGGTACATAGCTGCACCGGCATTTAATACCAGCTCGCAGCACACACAACAGTGGCTAGAAATAGTGATAGATGTCGTTAATACGGTTGGACAGTTCGAGATTCCGAGCGGATATACAACATCTGACAAAACTTCGATTCGTGTAACGTCTGAACCTCCGAGCTCCTGGACTGATGCAATCACGGTTTCCCGTGCTCCATTTGTTACTGGTTCCAGCTCGGTCGGCGGTTCACATAGCCCGGTGTACGTCGATGCCAATGGTGAGGTCAAGGAATGTACGCTCGTTCCGAGAAGTAGCGGCAGGATTCATCGAGTGTATCGTTCTGGGACAGACCCCAATTACACACCCAATTTGGAGTTTGACATAACTCGGGAATCGATTAACTGGAGCCTCCTGCATCCAAATATGTTCATTCCATTGGTTATCGACCTGAATGGCTATTCAAGGTCATATACTTATCGCGGACGTGGGTGGACACCTCAACCAACTGGTCAAGGACCTTTATTTGCCATAAAACCGGCGGTGCTTTCAGATGGTTCGCATGTTGCGGATACCAGTAGCATAGTAAATCTTGGTGCACTGGTGATTGTCAATTTCCATGCAACAATTGATCGGAAAAATCAGGCATCGCCATTTTGGATGACACTTGGATTGCGCTATTCCTGGGGTTCTTCTTCTTCGATGACTATCGGGAAGCACGAGATCAGGTTACCGGGCATTACTACCTCGGCGCCAGAAGGTCCTTATTCCGAATCGATTGATGCAACGTTTATCGGAATAGCAGGCCACTGGCAATGGGCTGGCGACGTTGATTACGATATAGATGAGGGTGCAAAACTGGAGATATATATTGACCAGGATGAGTTTTATCGTGGGGAACAACATA